CCCGCCACTGGTCTTTGATTTTCTGCAGCAGTCCGTACGGCCCGGCAGGCTTTTTCTGATCGGTTTTCTTCCTGGGTGGGCGTGACTTAAAACCTTTGTCCTTAAACGCCTGCAGCGCCTTGTGCAGATCCACCACACCCATCTGCGCGCTCGACGTTTTACCCGTCGCCGATTTCAGCACCGCGCGGTAGGTCTCGTCGTCCATACCCAGCTGCTGCTTGGCGATGTGAATCTGGGCTTTGAGTTTATTGGTATCGGTCATGTTGTTCTCCTGGATCAATAACACCTCGTTCACGGGGCAGAGCCCGTGAACTCTTTGTTATTGCCACTCTTCGGAAGCCCAAGTTTTCCGGCATTTAAAGCAGTGGAAATGGTCAAAAACCCGATCCTCTTCCGGGAAATATTCTGAAGCATTGCATGTAATTTCATCGCTACCGCACTCAGGGCAGCATTCAATGTCTTCATAATCTGTGTCTTCCATGTTTGCCTCCGAGGGAAATAACAAGTAAACCCACCGGATCCGCCTACGGCTCCCCGGTGGTCATGGTGGTTATGACTCGCTGAGCACCCAGGTGGTTTTAGCAACCATCTTCTTTTGCCAGTCATCCAGCTTGTCGTAGTCGTTACCGTTTCGCTCTATTCGCAAATCTTCACTAACCACGCTTGCGCCAAATTCAGCTTTCAGCGCTTTTTCAATCCTATCCATCACAATGCTTTTCCCGCACTGAGTTGGGCCGGTTACAACAATGTGTGCCACATTCGGCACCTTAATTTTTAATTCAGCCATGTCGGCCTCCAAGTTTGTTAATGCGAGTCATAACAACAACAGGCAGCGCGACTCGCTATCGCTCGCACCTGCTGTAAGGGTTATTGCTGAACCAGCCTCTCCCGTTTTGTCTCACCCATTCCCTTATTCAGATACGCTGATTTACCGGCTTTGTAGCCTGCGTTCTGCGACCGATCGTCATTGCCTCTGGCTTCCGCAGTGCGGCTTTTCAGAGTCCCGAGGTCAGGGTGATTAACTTCAAGATATTTTCCGGTCAACTCTTTGTGCTCATCTGGCATGGCAAACTCGCTGACCTGCTGACGTACACCGTACACCCACGCCTCTGCAAACAGATCGCCACGGCGGGTTTTAGTCGCAGGTTTGCAGCGGGTCTGTTTTCTAACGTGTTCAGCCCGGTCTTTTTTCAGCTGACGAAAAAGCACTTCGTAAACGTATCCGGCAATTTCTGATTGAGGGTCGATGCCGATAAAAATGACTTCGCTTTTTCCCCAGTGGTGCGAATAAATCGGATGGACACCAAAAGCGACGGACACTGTACTGACCAGCATGCTGAACCACCGTGGAGGCTGTGCTGCGCTGCCCGCTTTGAAGTGCTTTTCACTCACATCAGACAGCGCAACATCCTCTTCCGTCAGGCCATGCTGCTGCATCAATTTCTGAGCCTGGCGCAGAGCGGCTGCCGCCTCGTTAGGGTTGCTGCTTTTGGCCAGCGCCATGCATTTTTTAACCTTGCCGAGAATTTTTTCTTTATCACTCACTGTTCCATCCTCCGGATCTGGTGGTTTAACGCTTCGCGCTGCAGCTTCAGGCTGCCCAGGGTCTTGCGGGCGGCCTGAATGCTGGAGTCCACTTCGTTCTTCCACAGCTTCTTCCCGGCCAGACACTCGCAGTACACGCGGATGGCGTAGCGCTCATCCACACCGGTGTCGTTGCAGTCGTCGCACTGGTGATTGATTTCATCGGTCTGCATGGTCTTTCTCCATCGCCTTCAGGCGGCTGCGGATTTTATTCACCACGGTTTTCTGAATACCTGGTACGTTCAGTGCGGCCTCCAGTTCGGCTTTGTCCATACGCACCACCCGGTCGATGCGATCGGTGACGCTCTGCGGGCTGTAGCCCGTCTTCGGGCTGCGGAATGGGTTGCTACTCATGACCTACTCCTGCGGTGGCATTTGCTACGCGATCGAGGTCAGAAAAGATGCTATGGATAACGCCTTTCACCGGCTCAGGTGCGACGGTGGCGATGCGGCTCAGCACCAGTTTCTTGTCTTCGAGATTATCGATCTGCAGCTCCTCCAGCGTTTTCAGCTGCACCGGATCCGGCCCTTCGATACGCTTGACCATGCGGTCGACGACATCACTCAGGCTCTCGATCTTCGGCTTTTTCGGTGTTACCCGGCGTTCTGTTGGCTTCAGGAAAGGATCCGGCATGGCGCTCTCATTTTTATTCCAGCTGCCGGTGACCTGGTCGTCTTCACCGTCGACGATCTCATGCCCGCCACTCAGGCTTTTTGACTGGCCGACCAGCCCCCAGGTGAAGCGGCCTTTCTTCTCGACCACCACCTCGTCAACCAGTGATTCCAGCGCGGCCTCGACCATGTCCTGGTCTTCACCGAGGCTTGCAGCAAGATGGCGGGTGGATGGCCATTTGGTGGTGCCTTTCAGTTCTGCAACGATACGATCAGTGAGTTTTTCCATTGTGTTCTCCAATTAGTTATTCCCAGCGGATCAGGTCTCCCTCAAAGACCTCTCCATCCGGGCAGAAAAAATCCACGAATTCTGCCTTGGTTTTGAATCCGTCCTCCCGGATAAGATCACGCTCATCTGCCGGGTCGATCAGTACACCTGCCATACGGATGGATCCGTCTGGGTAGATCCAGATCTTCATGGTGCTGATACAAATGCTTTCACCCAGTTTTGCCGTCGACCGGGTGCGCAGTCCGGTGTATAGGTGCAGACGCTCTCCGGCTTTGATCGGACGCTTTCGCGTCCGACGTATGGTCTGACGCTTTTTGCCGCTCTTCACATCCGGCGCAAAGCGCTTCTGAAAGTTAAGCAGCGCCATCCATCGGTTCCTCTGTGGCGTCTGCGATCAGGGCACTAATCAGCTTGTCGACTTCGGAATCGGTGGGTTTGATCACCACCTGATCCCCGGCCTCTTCAACCGTCACACCGATGCGCTTCAGTTCAGGAACTGTCAGCTGGCCAATGGCTTTCGCTACGGGCTTTTCTTCGGTCTTGATCAGTACGTCTGCCTGCTCCGGAAAGTGCTTGCGGATCAGCTTGATGGCCATGGCCGGGTCATCAATACAGATCTTGCCTTTGCCCTTCGCCATACCGACCTTGATGCCCTGAATCACCAGTGTGCGAGGCTTCATGAACAGCTCTGGGTTGCCTTTAATGCTGCTGTACAGTTTGTCCTGGGCGGTTGCCATTGACCGCACAGCGCTCTTCAGGCCGGTCATACGGCGGCGTTTCAGTGCCTCCACTTCATCATTCAATGACTGCAGGCGTTCAGCCAGCAGGTCTCGGGCGGTGGCGTAGTCTTTGGTCAGTGCTTCGATTGTGGTTAAGTCGGTCATTTCGATCTCCTGTGGATCCCGTGGTCAAGCCACGGGATGACGGTTGTTATCTGGTCTGGCGCGTTCCCCGGACTTCAGTCAGCACCTGCTGGCATGTCCGGACGTTTTTACCCAGCATCACCTTGGTCTTGCAGCGTTCTGGCTGGGCGATGCTTTCGATTCTTACCGGCCCACACTTGGGGCAGGTGCCTATCCATACGGTCATGGCGGTCTCTCCTGTCGTTTCAGTCGGGCGGCGCTTAGGGAAGTGACGTTGCCGCTGCATCCTGCGCTGGATGCAGGGCGGTGGGCTTTAGCACTTCAGCCTTGCCGGTTTTATTCAGAATGCCGACGGCTGTCTTAAAAGCCTGCACTCTCTCCTCATCCCGCTGGGCTTCACGATCGGTGAGCCAGCGGAAGTCGTCTTCTGGGCGGGAGTCACCGCTGAATCCTTCAGCGGCCTCCCCGGCGGGTGCCGATTCTTCGTCATCCCGTGACTTGATCACGGGATCCACATTGACGGGTGCAAATATGCGGCGAGTGGTGAGTACGATCAGGCATTGCAGCAGCACCATGCTGATCATCTGCACCGCCAGCGGCAGCCAGAGTGACAGCTCTGCCGGAGCTGGGGCTGTTTCAGCCTGCAGTTGGGCAAGATCCGCACGGGCGGCAGTGAGCTGCTGCTGTGTGCTCTCAATCAGACCGTACCAGCCAGCGCGGCTTCGGCTGTTGGCGTTGTACTGCGCCAGCGATGCCTCCAGCGACCGGATCCGCGCCTCTGCAGCGGCTGTGCGCTGCGGCAGGGTGTCGGCGGCGGTCTGTGCTGTGCGCTGATCATCCAGCACCGGCTGCGCCAGCTCTGACAGCGGTACGATCAACGCCAGTGCGGTTGCAAATACTGCAATGACATTGCAATACCAGCGGCGTGACGCCCAGAGCCAGATGGCTCCGGCCTCGATGACGACAGCCCAGAGCCAGCCGTAGCTGGCATCGTGCTCTGACCACCAGGCGATGGCGTGCAGCTGCAGCAGTGTGATGGCACCAGCCAGCAGTAATACGGCGGGCAGACGGGGCAATACAGCCCAGATGGCTTTCAGTAGTGACATGATCATTCGAACTCCTCCCACTCAATCACGCAGCCGTGCAGACTGGCGCGCACCCGACGGTGGCTGGTTTTGTCTGCCCAGCCGAACTCTTTCAGCCCCGGCACGTTGCGCGCAGGGCCGGTTTTCAGATGGGCTCCGGCAGCGGTCATGGCGATGCTGTGCACCGGCACGCCACAGTGCATCAGGGCACTGAGGGCGTCGGATGCCATGCTCAGCTGAGCAGTGATCTGGTAGTTCGCTTCGTTGATGCGGAACTGTGGTGTGCGGTAGTCCGCGTCGGTGATCTCGGTCACCGGGGTCTGTGATTTCAGTGCGGTGCTCATGCTTTGACTTCCCATTCAATACGGCAGTTACAGAGGTTTGCCTGGGCGATGCTCAGGCGTCCGGTTGGGGTGCCGATGTGGCGGTACACCACACCGACCAGCCGGTTTACACCCCGGCAGGGATGGACGTTGATCACCGGCTTGGCGCGGTTCAGGTCCATATCCAGCACGGTGATATCCAGCTCATTCAGCAGGGCAATGGCCTCGGCTACATTCAGCAGCCGGGCTCCGTAGGTGGCGTTAATGGTTTGGTGGATTCCCATGGCGGCGTCCCTCAGACGATCCGGATGATGTCTTTGGTGATGCGCGGCGCACCGATCTCGGCCGTTTTGTTCATGGCGGCGGTGATCTGGTTGCCGACCGCGAGCGGGTACAGCAGGCTGACCGCCGGGGCATCTTTATGTCGGCTGGGTACTGTCAGCTTGTCGCGCAGTGCATCCAGGGCACCGGGCTCAAACACCTCAGCGGTGCTTTTTCCGGCGAGTTTCAAACGGTGCGCGACGTACTCTTCGAGGTTGCTGTCGAGCGGTTCGAGCGTGATCATCTCCAGCCGCTGCACGACTTCGCGCACCTGCAGGTTGCGCTCAGTGAGTTTTGCCGCCAGCTCCGGCTGACCGATCAGCACAATGCTGAGAAGCTTGTTCATACCGTCTTCCAGCTCGTAAAACCTTTTCAGGTGCTTGAGTGTGGGGATTGGCAGCGCATGGGCCTCTTCAATCATCAGCACATGGCGGTGACCGGCGCGGCGCGAATCACGCAGCACCTGGTGCAGCTGGTTAAAGCGGCCCTCTGCGCTGCTGGCGAGTGTCGCCAGTGGCGCGACGGTGCGGATGATGGCAGCGGCAAGATCCTGACTTTTCAGGGTTCGGCCCTTTTTGTCGTTGTCTTCGAGCCCCAGTACATAGGGCTCAATAATGATGACCGGCAGGTCTTCGCGGATGACTTTATCCGCCAGCTCACGGCGCAGCGTGCTTTTGCCAGCGCCAGACTCACCGACCACGGCAATAAAACGCTCGCTGGTCAGCGTCTGCTGCAATGAGATGCGCACGTACTTGATATCTGACGTATCGAAAATATGTTCAGCGTTGGTGATTTCGCCCCACGGATCCTGAAACAGGCCAAAATGCTTGCGGGTGGCTGGGTAAAGTGGCTGCTTGCGTAGTAACATGTATTCGTCCTTTGGTTTATTAGCTGCTGTTGCGGTGGTGGATTCATCAAACAGGACTGCCAGCGTTGCCGCGCTGGCACCTTTTTCTTTAAATACGCCGCGAATGATTTCTTTCGCAGTGGTCTCATCCCGGTGCTTCGGGAATCGTCCGTGGTTTGCGAGCGTGCTGACGGTTGACGGGGCGACATCCAGCGCCGCACTCAGGGTGCGGTTGTTGACGCCGTAGTCTTCCATCGCGTGGCGCAGATTCAGCATGCGTCACCTCCTGTTTTTTTAGTGGTTTTGGTTGTGGTGGTGGTTGCCCACTCGGCCACCAGCTCAGCCAGTGCCGACTCCGGCACGCCGTCTGGATAGCGTTGAGTGATCTGGGTGTAGTGCTGCGCCGTCCAGTTGCGGATGTCGCGTTTGATGGACATCGCGGCTTCAGCGTGAGTCAGAATGCGGTCTGCGTATTCGCGGTTGGCGTTCACAGGGTGCTCGGTACCACGTCGTGGCAGCACGGTGACAGCCGGCAGGTCGTCCAGGTGTTTGTATGGGTCAATCCGGCCACCGAACGGCAAGGCCTTGGCCTTGGCAGCGGCAGCGGCTTCTTCGTCGGTTTCAGCGCCGTAGATGAGGCGCTGAATTTCTTTGCGGTTGGTATCCAGTTCGGTGTCTGCTTTCTGGCGGAACTGCCGTCCGATCAGCGGTGCATCCACTTCAAAACCGTATTCGTCCACCTCAATTTGAGGAATCAGATGAAACACCTCACGCCCGGCTTCATGCAGCACGACGTAGGCAGTACCCGGACGTAACGGGTTGATCGTTACATCCAGCTTTTCACCGATACGTACCCCTGGGATATTGGATACATCGTAAAAACCACCGCGAAATTGCACCCGCAGATCGTCGCGGACTTTCTTCTGTTCCGGCTCACGGGTCAGCAGCTCTGCAGCCAGATCAATATCAACCAGGCGCAGCTGCACCTGAGTGATGGTCATCCAGGCATTCAGCCGCGTATGGCCGTGACGGGTATGGGTTTTGGTTGCGTTAAACCAGCGGCAGAAGCGCTGCGCCTGCTCGTTGATCCAGTCAATGGTCGGCACTTGGGTGTACTTAAAACCGACCTCGAAACGGGTCTCCACCAGATTGTGAGCGTTCTCAACCTGCCCGGTAGCGCGGGCATTACCAACGGCATGAACAACGGGCTGAATATCCAGCGCCGCCAAAAACCGCTTGAAGGTTCTGGTGGCTGCAGAGCCGGGGTCGTAATACAGATGGAACGGCACGCCGTAAAGTGCCTCCCCGGGGCGTTCGCGCATGGCCTCCAGCAGGCTTTCAGCCAGATTGGCAATACTCTCACCACCCGAGACATACCAGGCGAAAATAGCGCCACTGGTGTGGTCGGTAACCACATAGCGCGTTAAGCGCTGGCGCTTGATCTTCTCGAAGTTTCCGGGTTTGTTTTTGTAGAACTCCGCCGGGCTCATGTCCTGCAGGCCGTCCTCTGGCACATAAAATAATGTGCTTATGGAGGCGTCGATCTCCCAAACATCGTTCGGGTGTGCGCTGCGCTGCTGCATAGCCGGAGCCGGGCGGCGCAGCTGATCCGGATGCAGACCGTAATGGCGCAGGGCGCGACTGACGGCATTAACCGTCAGCGGAACCGCCTCACCGGTTTTTTCGTCGATGCGCTCAGCGCGGACCATGCCGTTAGCGCGCAACATTTCCAGCGCCCCGGCGATCGTTGCCAGCTTTTTATTGTTGGCACGATAACTCTGCATCATCAGGCCACTGATGATCGTTGCTTCATCACGACTGAGAGCCAACTTACCAGCATCAGCGCGTTGTTTGCGCCCGCGCTGCAGGCCAATGGCTTCCAGCTCACGATACAGGGTTGCCATGGAGACATTCAGGCGATCTGCGGCGGCCTGTAAAATCGACTGCTTTTTACCGTGCCCGGCGGCCTCCGCAGCCCGCCAGGCATCGACCAGCATTTCTGCAGGTAATGCCATGTCAGGCCTCCTCGATATCCTGTTGCCAGCCATCGGTATTGATCAGGGTAAACGCCTCGCGCAGCTCGGTAACGGCAGACTCAATCTGATCCATGCAACCCATCAGCAGGCGGTCAGAGTCACCCCCATGCAGCGCATGGTGGTCAGAAATCTCCACCAACGCCTTGCGGTAGACGGTGCCCAGCGTGGTGGTGATCTGCTGCGTGAGCGAGGTGACCTCAGTCAGACTGCGCTGCAGATGCTCGTCAGGTGCAATGAGCTTCGCGGCCTTACCATCTAGCTTGGTATTCAGCTCATCGATCTGAGTGTTTTTATTGGCGAGCAGCTTGTCTTTGGCTTCGGCCAGTTGCTTAGCCTCACGCAGTTGCTTGCGCAGGTCAGAGACCGTCATACGGTCGATGTCGTCGATGCTGATACCGCGCACCGATCCGGCGTATTCCAGCTCTTTGATTTCGTCGTCGTCGAGCACAACCAGCTCGAACAGTTTTGATTTGCTGAGCTTCTCCAAATTCTGCGATATCGCAGAATTTGAAAACTTCAGAGTCGCCTGCATCGTGCGATTCACCAATGTGTGATCAAGCCCAAGACGCCCGATGCGATCCATAAACTCACCGTGCTCGCACTGCTCTTTCAGTAACAGCAGGCGGGCACCCATACCGAACAGCTCAGCAGCGATACGGGATCGGGCATCAGCAATACCGGCCTCCAGCGCATCCGGATGCATCGGGCCGTCGTAGCGCAGTTGCAGGGCCAGCTGCTCGGCGGATTCCTGTTGCGCCAGTTGAATTTGCACGACTTCTGTCGCCTTGCCAGCAATCTCTGGTCGAATGCTGATGGTCTCAGCGTCATCAATAACAGTGGTAGGGTTTGGGTTACGGGCCATGTCGGTCTTCCTTATAGGTCAGTGGTAATACGCGCGCGCATCTCGTCCAGACGAGCTGCTGCACGGTCAAAATCTCTCATCACGCCGACCGCCATCTGCGCCACGCGGATGCTGGCGCGGATACGGTTGGTCTCAGGGATACGTTCTGCCCAGCCCGCGCTCTCCAGCGTGGAGACGTAGCGGCTGACGTTGACCAGGGTGAAGCCAGTGGCTTTGCTGATCTCAGTCGGGGTCAGGCCATGCACGGTGTGGCGCAGGATCAGCTCCAGCACTTTCAGAATGCGTTCTGCGGATTGGTGGGTGCTCATGCAGCGTCCTCATTGTCGTCATCCAGCGCATCCAGCAGCCAGTTGATAGCCTCATCAGCCTCAGCGGAGTGACAGTCGACGAGGCGCTTACAGATCGCCCGGCTGTCGTCATCCCAGCCTGTAGAGGTGAGATTGACGCCATTCAGTTCGTAGGCCTCCCGCTTACAGCCACAACGGCTACAGGTCAGTGTTTTACTCATCGATGGCTTGATCATGCGGCGTCCTCCTTCGCTTGTTTTTTGATTCCAGGAACAATCTCCCAGCCGATCAGGCGACTTATCTCCAGCAGGATGCGGAAAGACATCCGCCCGCGGGGCAGGTCTGTGCCACCGGCGTAGCGGGCAACCACACGAGTTACCGTGTCAGGGGTGTACCCGTTCTGGATGGCGAACTGACGGAAATTCAGATCCTGAGCAACCAAAGCCGCCTGCACTTTCCGATAGGCCTTGCGCCTCGGATTGACACGAATGCTGGATTCGGGAGTAACGCTCATAGAATGTGTGTCCTGTTTTTTGTATTGTGTCTTCATACGAGTAAATTTAGTTTTCCCAAATGAATAAGTCAAGGGATTTTGTACCCAAGTGAATATATCTGAGCGCTTAAAGTATGCGATTGAGAAAAAAGGGCTGAAGATCACAGAGGCCGTCTCTGTTTCTGGCATTCCTTACAGCTCAATGCAGAACTACCTGAGGGGAGAAAGAGAGCCAAATATCAATGCTCTCTCCAAACTATGTCTTCATTTGGGTATATCCATGAACTGGCTACTGAATGGACTGGGCCCTGTTTTTATTTCAACTGACACTGAAATCAACGAACCCTGGCACCCCTATCTCGCAACCCCGGATAAAGAAGAGGTGGAGATTCTGGCATTGCTGAAAAAGCTGCCGGATGACGTAAAGCACGAGCTGCTGGACGCCGCAAAAGTGAAGGGCAAAGTCCACGCCCTGGAAGAGAAAATGCACGACATGCAGAGCCAGATACAGGCGATGCTGGAAAAGAAGAAGCAGGAACAAACCCAACAGCAAGGCACAGACACACCCACCGAAGACTGACAGGAGGTCACATGAAAACCGCAACCATTATATTGGCAATGCTGCTCACGCCCAGCGCTTGGGCTGGGTCGTACTACGCCTGCACCGGGCCAGACGGCAAGAAATCCTTCCAGGATAAGCCCTGCCCGGACAGCCATACCGAGCAGACAAAGGAATTTCAGGAACTGCCGCCCACCAGTGCAGGCACGTATGACCCTCAGGCACTGGCTGACAAGCTGGGGGCTGACAACCAGCGCCGCCAGCTTGATCGTGATATCACCCGATCAGAGCGCCGGATTCGTGAATACTCAGAGCAGATGAATGGCGAACTCAGCGCCCTGCGCCAGAAGAAATCATACGCCAACAACAACCTGGCTGGCGCTCAGTGGCAAACCAGCATCAGTGAGGAAATGAGCGCGGTGACCGCTAAGTATCAGACGATGATAGATGCGGAAAAAGACAGGCTGGCTCACCTGAGGGAGCAGCGGGCTGGACTATCTGAACAATAATAGAAAGCTGGGCTGAGATTTTCAGCGTAATTTAACGATAAAGGAATTAACTAAATGGCAAGTAAATCTTTGGTTTACAAAGTAGCTAATTTTAATGATGAAACGGACACTCGCAACTTACAGGCCCGATTAGAAAGCGCGCTGAAGAAGAAAAAGGCTGCGTCGGCCAGGCGTCAAGGCACTGACTCTGAAAGCCACTTTCGCCTAATCAACTATAACGGCCCCTATAAAGGGTTGCGGGTAGGTGAAATGTTTGACTACACAGCAGGTGCTAAACAGCCGACGGCTAAAATGGATGCCGTAGCGGATGAATTCACGCTTGATTCAGTTAGCCCTGCAGATAAGCTTAGCGAGTTCTTACACAGCATCATGTACTTCGGCATACGAAAGAACTCAGTGATTTTGTCGCAGTCGATGTCTCTTAAATCCTTACAGTTTGAAGACTACATCAACTGGTTGCTTCGTGAAGCAGGAGAGATTAAGGACGAAGATTTTGTTGCTTTGAATGATCAACCTCCAGCTGATAAAGCAAAACAAATTAAAAATAGTAAAGGCGTTACCTTTGTAGCACCGGTGGATTTAAAGTCATCGGAAGCGCCCAGCCAATCTAAAACAACCACTTCGGAAGTCAAAGGAACGAAGTCAATTTCGTTAACTCCAAGCGGTAATGCTTGGGACTATCTGAAGATGCTTCTCCCTCCAGAAGTTAAGCTTCCAACAAAAATGGTGTCGAATGACATTATCCAAAGGCGCTCTCTTGAGGTGACAGTAACGCTAAGCTGGAGTAGGACTTATCAGGATGACCCGACGGAGTTTATGGATAGCTTTTCTAATCAACTAAGACATGTCGAAAGTGAAGTGGATTACACGATTCACACAAAATCAGGGACAGTGACTCGAGACGAGCTGAAATTAAGAAAGGTTGTCAGCGTTCCAGAAAATGACAAAGGTTTGCTCAGAAAGGAAGAGATGTGGGAGCGAATGTACGAGTGGCTTGATACACTCATTAAAGACAATACGATTGTTGTAGGTGACGAAAAATAAGCGCTATGGCTATTCTGACGCGGATTATATTTTACGGAGTATTGTTTGCAGTATGCTATTGCATAGCAATACTGCTGCCCGCGTTTGAAGCTTCCTTCATAGTCGAGGGGATGCGATGGATCGCGGCACTAGTTAGTGCTCCAGTAGTCATGTTGTTTATGGTGGCGGGAAAGGCACGCGATCTGGAAAAAATTGAAGGTCTCCCATTCAGATCGGCAGAAAGACTGACTCGAAAACTAACGATTCGGTTGATGGTGATAAGGGTACGATGGCTTATTGCCTTTATCTCTGGTGTCTCTTTGGCAGTGATCTCACTCTATTTCGCGTATTTAGGTAGTCAGCCAGCTGCGGCGTGGCTGATTGCTGTTGTAATAATGCTGGTATTGATCGGAGTTCTTTTCACCGTACTGACCGGACTTGAGTTTTTCCACATCACTAATATTGAAAGAGAATTGCTCGCTGACATTAGAGAGATCAAAGCCAAACAGAATTTCTGGAGTGATGAAGAAAAAGGCGAATAGGATCCCTGCTTACTGACGGCGGTGGTAATAAAGGAAGGCCCGGCAGTGTTGGCGCAAAGCCGGGATTGAGGAAGGAAAACAGCAGCGCAGAATGCCCGCCGGAAAGAAGGTGCCCCTCTGTCGCCACCGGCGGGGCTACCGGCCTAATGGGCTATGTTAGGCCCGGCTTGCAGATTAAACACATCTGCCAGGTGCACTACCTCGCCCCGCGTCATAGGCCGGTGAGAGGTGGCACCAGCCTGATACGGTTGCGGCTTTTCATTCTCACGAGGTGATCACACCCGCTGCGCCGCTACCGACGATTTTCAGCGCCACCAGGTCGCGCAGGCCTTCGATGATTTTCAGCGTGCCAGCAGGCACATCACCTTCCAGCACGGAAAATTCACTCGCGCCGTTGAGTTTCACGTACACCGTCGCAGCTCCCGATCCGGTGTTCTGGATATTGATGGTATCGACCGGGTGCGGGTTGTTGGTGGTCGGTTTGATTTCTAAGGCACTGGCTACGTTGGCTGCGCCGGTGAATGGTTTAGATGCCATCGGGGTTCTCCTGTTGTTCAGCGTCGGTGCGCCATTGGTTTATCAGCGTGACGATCTCGTCCCAGTTGATCGGTAGCGAGCGCGGGGTTATATTGCCGTCTTCATCGGTTTGTTCGAGCATCGATGCGAGCCGGTCGTGCTCGGCGTTGGTGATGATCAGCAGCGGCTGAGGTGCGATGACTGCGGCATCAGTCAGATCATCGCTGACCGTAAACTCGCTGCCCCGCCATGTATTTACGCTCTCAGATAGGCCATCGCGGATGATTTCAAATGAGCGAATCGGGGCGTCGTTACCGGGGTGCAGACTGTGGCTTGAGTCGGTGACGATGGAATAAATCTGACCCTGAGATAATGATTTCAGGTCCATTATTGTGCCCCCGGTGCGTATACCAGTTGTGTTTCTGAGTCGTCAGTTGATTGCCAATAATCCAAGCCCGTGCGCATTTCAAACTGCTCGAAGTCATCTGGAATAATTGTGTCTTTGAGTTCGATGCCAACAAATCCGCTACTCTGATCTGCTGAATAATCCTGTTGATAAATACTTGTTGGATCGTCAATGCGTATATCTCCGAGACCGGAGACCGGAGCGCTATTCTGTGTCAGCTCTATAGCTTGTATGTACCCATCTAAAAGCTGAGTTGTGATGGTACCCGCGGAGTTTGTGCGCATACCGATATATGCAGTATATGTCCGCCCCAGTAATTCTGGACTGGAGTGTGTTGTCGAGTATTCATAATTACCGTCGATATAAATTAAAAAATCCGCCCCGGATTTGATCAGTTGAATATCGTGGATCAAACCGTCTGCAATTTCAGTTGTACCGTTCCCTGGGGTTTTACCCGGTGTTTCCAGTTTAATGACTGTTTTGCCTGCATCGTCTGTGCTGCTGATACGAAAATATTCGGCGGTGTTGTCAGTGCAGAATGTGATCAATGATTGAGTGTTACCGTTAATTAAAAATTTAATGCGTAGCTTGAAATCTCCGAGCAATTCTAAGTTCTCGATAACCCCGTACTGGACACCACTCATCTGCAACAAATAGCGTTGCAGAATGGTTGTCCGAATCGCATCCCGCAGCGCATTTTTAACCGGCGCTCCCAGTGGTGACCGCAACATCATTCAATCCCCTCTGTATGCGTGCTCTGAATAATCCCTTCAAGCTCCTCGGCGTATTGCCGCAGCAATCGCTGACGCGTCACCAGGGTCTCGTAGGTTTCAACACTCAGGCATTTCAGATCGTCTGCCGGTACCGGCGGCAGGATCGGGCGCGGTGGTGACTCCAGCGCAACAACGACTGGAACGGTTACAACCTCTGCCGGTGGTGTGGCGCATCCCGACATAAACAGCACAGCAGCCAGAGCAGCTGGCGCTGGCAGGCTGCAGCTGTTAATCCCACTCGTTATTAAAATGATCGCGGCGGTGGCGAGCGATTTCATCCGCATCGGTTTTTGCCTCTGTCTGGTGGCGCTGTTTCAGTTCATTCTGTGCCGTGATCTGGCGCTGCTGCTGATCAGCGCGCGCTGTTGCTGCAGCGGTGTTTTCACGCTCGCGTACGGCACTATCCATCGCGTTCTTTTTTTCCTGCTCGGTCAGTCGCCCCCGGTACAACATGACGATAAATGCGAGGGAGGCCGCCAGCAGGCCGAGTATTTTTTTAACCATTGGGCGGCCTCGCTGTTTTCTCGGTGTGTTCACGCGCGGTCCACACGGCCAACAGGCCGGTGGCGGCAATGCCGAATTCCGTACCCGTCATTAACGGCACCGGGCCCAGTGGCGTTACCAGCCCGCTCAGGGCGAATTTAATGATCAGAATCATCAGGCACAGCGCTACCCAGAACAGAGTTGCAGACTGTTTGCCACGGCTGTCGCAGAGGGTCGGCGTTTTCATTCGATGGCCTCCAGAATGTTCTCCTGCTCTGGTGTGGAAAATCGTTCCAGCCATGCGGCGACATCAAAGCCTGGGCAGGTTTTACCGTCGTAAAGATCGCGGTGGCCGACCACGTCAGCCTCGCTGATTCCGAAGCGGTTAATCAGGTAATAAACCAGCGCCTCAAGTGCCACCCATTGCTCACTGGTGAACTGATCGGTGCCGACCAGGCAGATGCCGATGGTATCGGCATTGTGGCCCTGCACATGCGCGCCGGTTTCCAGCAGTGGACGCCCGGAGACAACCCGGCCATCCAGTTCAATCACATAGTGATAGCCAATGTGCGCCAGCGGCGGGCAGCACTGCCACGCCGGATAATTGGGCGCAAAAGGGATGGTCGCCTCCCGTTTAAAGCCGCGTTCTTTATGCCAGCGATCAATATCCTCGGCGGTGAATTTCTTCCCGTTCGGAGTGGCCGCGCAGTGAATGACGATGCGTTTAATGTCTGATGCCGTTCTGAGTTTGCCCATGGTGGCCATCCTGATCTGATTGAGGCCAGTCTGCACGGGCGCGCGCGGAGAATCTTTTAAAGCACTTTAAAATAATCAGGAGGTGGTAATAGGTACACTGAAAGTACCCTGAGAGGTCAATAAATACGAGGTTACTCTATGGATTTTGCCAGTGCATTAAAAGATTGGTGGCCGTTGATTATTCTGATTTTTAACGGTCTGGCGATCTGGATTGCCTGGTCGTTCCGACGGTCGACCGTCAGCCCGGATGATTTTAAACAGCTCACCAGCGATATCACGGATGCCATCACGGCGCTGGATAAAGATGTGAAACGCCAGCTCGGCGAACACGAAAAACGCATCCTCACGGTCGAGGGTGAAGTTAAAGGGCTGCCGAAACACGATGATCTTAAGGATATACACACGCGCCTGGGCGGTGTGTCGCGGCAATTGTCTGAAGTCGTGGGTTCAACCAGTGCGATGGCAAACCAGACCGCGACTATCTATCAGTATCTCCTCACTCTCAATAACGCGGGGAAAGGCCAATGAATTTTGCTGAAATCGTTACTCAGCAGCAGCGGCTGCTGATCCTGCAGATGCTGGAGCAGGATGCGGCGTACAGCCACAACGAGGGTGTGCTGCAGTCGGGCCTGCAATACATGGGGCACGCGATCAGCCGCGATGCGCTGCGCGCCAGCATGGACTGGCTGAGCGATGTGGCGCTGATCACCGTGAGCGAGATGCCTGGCGTGGGAAAAATCGCCAAAATCACCGCACGCGGGCTGGATGTCGCCCGTGGTCTGACCACGGTTACTGGTGTGGCGCGACCGCAGCCGGGAGCGTGATATGGGACGCCAATCATCGATAAAACAACTCGCCCCTGACATTCTGGAGCAGCTGCATGAGCTGCTGCGTGATCCACGGATAAACCAGCTGGATGCAACGGCCAAAATCAACGCGCTGTTAGAAGAGCGCGGTGAAGAGCCCGTCAGTAAAAGCGCAGTCAACCGCTACAAGCTCAGTATGGATCAGGTTGGCGCGGCAATTCGCGAATCCCGCGAAATGGCGGAGATCTGGATCGGCAAGCTGGGCGCAGCCCCGCAAAGCAAAGTCGCTAACCTCACGTCTGAAATCATCCGGAATTCGTTGATAGA